TTTCCTCCTTGTTGAAATTCTTTTAAAAATTTATTTAATTGTTTTACTTCAAAAGCAGTTCCTTTTAATCTTTCATTGAATTTGGTTAATTTTTCATTTCCTTTTATCTGAGCAACAATGTCAATATTATAATTAGCCACTTTCTACAGAAAATTAAAACATTTTCTCTATATTACCTTCTTTTGCCTCGTAAAGCACTAGATCTTTGTGCTTGTTCTTTTTGTTTTTCATACTCTTCGCTTTCAAGTTCTGCAAAAGCAGCCCACCCTATCATTTCTTCAATAGTTAAAGTTTGACATAATTCAGCTACAGTTTTATGTAATTGTTTTGCTAATGAATAAATAAATTTCCAATCGTTACTAGCTTTTTAAATCGGCTTTAGCCTGTTTTACCTCCTTATCAGCACCAGCTTGTACCATCGCAAGTTGTATTTCTTCAAGAACAGATGCTTCAATTTCTCTTCTTAAAGATGCTTTGTCTCCATCTTGAAAAAGTTTTCCACCATCTTTGTCTAATGATTTTTCAATCATCATCTGTAAAGCATAATCATTAAAATCATCTGTATTGCTTTTTTTTTGTATAGATTCTCTTTCAGCAATAGTTAAAGGATGCCAATAAACAGTAAGAATAATTTCATCATCTTGTTTAACGTCATGTTTGTAAAGTTGAGAAACTCCAAACTTGTTTCTTAAAAGATCAACTGCTCTAGTCATGTTAATGTATAGCTATTATCATTATACTAAGCGTTGGCAGTAAATTGACAAGATATTAAGCCTAAAAAATGTGAAGAATCATCACGTTCTATTGGTGTAACTCCAACAACATCAAGAACTCTTGGAGTACAACTAAATGTATCAATATAACTAGAAGCATTAACAGAAGTAAGTCCATCAATAACTGCCTCTCCTAAAGCAGACAATACAGAAGTGCCTTTTCCTCTAGGTACATAAATATTACATTGAATAACACCAGAATAAAAATCCTGTGATGCTCCCTGTGTTTGAGTAGTTGCCTGTGCAAAATCAACGGACATAACAATATATTTTTTAGTTTTTCCTGGTGTTTTGTAAACCATATTGTCATAAACCATTTCAACAGTATTATCTACTGCTATAACTGCGTCTGTAACTGCCTTTTCAAAGGCTGCTCGTGTGTTAACTAAAGTCATGGATTAGTGTAATCAACAAATACATCATCAGTGCCACCAAATAAACCAAAACCTTGTAATTCTCTTACATTTTTAGATTGATATTTAACTCCAGAACCATATGTACCAACAGATAATTTTGGTTTTTCTCTAAATACTTGATTAATTAGTTTTCCTAATTTTCCTTGAACATATTGAGGCACTCCACTTCTAGGAGATGCCAAAGCTCTAGCTGCATATTCTGATCTATTACCAATATATACTTTTGAAAAAGGCTTAAAATTAAATGATAATTTATCAAGAAATCTAGGTTCAACTACTGCACCAGGAGCTTCTGTACCATTTCTTGAAGGTTTAATATTACTCCACGGAGCAAATTCTTTTCTTGGTTGATCTGGTCTAGGTCTTTGAGTACTTGCTGTCCAACTTGAAGCAAAAAATCCAGTATCAACAGGACTGTTTTGTTTTGTAGATAAATCAGTAATAATTGTTCGTACAAAAATATTCAAATCTCTTTCTAAATTACCAGTAAGGTCTTTAGTTATATTTTCAATACTTCTACCTTTTGGCATCAGAACCTCACTAATAAAGTAAACAGATAAGTCTGTCCACCTTGTCTTGTATCTATATTAACTATCTGTCCTACTCTTGTAGATCC